AACATGAGATTGACCCATGGTTTGAACCAGAGGATTTAACAGAACTTATGGACGATAGAACAGATGCAGAAGCACCCGAAGATTTTAAAGATGTTGATGAAGATTTAGAAACAGAACACAGATGTCCTAGTTGTGGTTATGAGTGGAGTGGAAAAGCAAAATAACATAAGAGAAGTTTTACAAGATATACTTCGTCCACTACCAAATAAAATTTGTATTGCTACATCTGGTGGTATTGATTCATCAGCTTTAGTTGTTTCTGCTCTTGATATAGGTAAAGAAGTACAAATTATTTCATTTACATTTAAAGATTGGTTTTCACATGATTTTAAATCTGCACATAAACTTGCAAAAAAATTTAACCTTACATTTGTTCCAGTTTATTTACCAAATGATGAAAATGAGATTATTGAGACAGTAAAACACCTTATAAAAAAAGTTGGTTGCGAAAAAAAATCTGCTATTGAATGTATGTTTCCTTTTTTTTATGTTGCAAAAAGAATGAATTATTATGGCGATAAAACCTTAGTTACTGGTATTGCTGCTGATGGACATTTTGGTTTATCAAAAAAAGCAATGATACATTATTCAAAAGATAATGCAAAGTTTAAAAAATTAAGGCAAGATTATTTTTCAAATATGGAAAATGCTGGTACAAAAAAATTAATAAAAATATTTAAAATGCATAATTTACAAATATCAAATCCTTACTTTGAACCTTCTGTTTTTTCTTTATGGATTGATAAAAATTGGGAACAACTTAATAAACCAAGACAAAAAGAGGCCATCAGAAAGTTTTATCCAGAATTAGATGAATTAAAAATAAAACCACATACAAACTTACAGCTTGGCGATAGCATGATTGCACAAAGAGTTGGTAATGCGGTAATTTCTAAGTATAAACCTTACGCTAAATCGCCAGTTGGTATCTATAACAGAATCGCAAAAGGCATCTATGCCTAAACCAATTTACAAAATACCATCTATGGTAGAAATAGAAGCAACACCGTGGAATGGTTTTAAAGTTGCTTCAACATTCTCTGGTTGCGGTGGTTCTTGTCTTGGTTATCGTATTGCTGGTTATAAAGTTGTATATGCAAACGAATTTATAGAATCTGCAAGACAAACTTATAAAGCTAACCACCCAAACAGTTATCTTGACCCTAGTGATATTAGAAAAATTACTGCAGATGACATTTTAGATAAGATAAATTTAAAAAAAGGCGAACTCGATTTATTTGATGGCAGTCCTCCTTGTGCTGCTTTTTCTATTGGTGGCAAACGTGAGGCTGGCTGGGGTAAAGAAAAAAACTACAGCGAAACAACGCAAAGGGTAGATGATCTGTTTTTTGAATATGCAAGAATCTTAAATGGTCTACAACCAAAAGTATTTGTAGCAGAAAATGTTTATGGTCTTGTACAAGGTACTGCAAAAGGTTATTTCAAAAGAATTTTGACCAAACTTAAAAATTGCGGTTACAACGTAAAATGTAAAGTCTTAGATGCTCAATGGCTTGGTGTGCCACAGATGAGAAAGAGGACAATTTTTGTAGGCGTTAGAAACGATTTAAACATGGAACCAGTACACCCAAAGCCTATTCCATATCAATATTCTGTTGGCGAAGCACTTGTTGGTGTTGAAGAATCTAATGAATATAAACCCATTGTTGAAAATACAGAGACATATCGTTTATGGAAAGAAACAAAACCGGGCGATCAATTTTATAAAGCTGCCATAAGGTTAACTGGTCAAAACAAATTTTTCTCTCATGTTAAGCAATCGCCATTTCGTGTCGCTAATACTGTTGTACAAGGAACTATGGATAAATACCATTGGTCAGAACCTCGCTTGTTTACAATTCAAGAACTAAAACGAATCAGCAGTTTTCCTGACGATTTTATTTTGCATGGTAATCTGTACCAAAAGTGGGAGAGAGTCGGTAGGGCTGTACCACCACTTATGATGGCCAAAGTTGCAGAAACTATAGCCAAAGAAATATTAGAAAAAATCTAAATGGATATACCAACAAACTGGACTTTTGAAACTTCAGGTGTTGCACAAGGTTTTGATCGTCATGTTAGAGAACAACTACCTTGGTATGACTTAGCAACAAATGCAATTCTTCATGTAGCAAGACACTATATTCCAGAGAATGGTCTTGTTTATGATTTTGGTGCATCTACTGGAAATATTGGTAGAGCATTAGCACCAGTACTTAAAAAAAGAAATGCACACTTAGTTGGCATAGAACCAAGTCAAGAAATGATAAAGCTTTACAAGGCACCGGGCGAAATTATATGCAGTAAAGCAGAAACATTTATTGCAAAAGATTTTGATTTATCTGTTTTATTTTTATGTTTAATGTTTATTCCACCAGCCAAAAGATTTAATCTTATGCTAAGACTAAGAGAGAAATGTAAACCCGGAGGGGCAATCATTGTCTTTGACAAGTTAGAACCAATTGGTGGCTACGCTTCAACTGTTTTCTATCGTCTTACACTTGCTGGCAAAAAAGCATCTGGTACAAATTCAGATGAGATAATTGAAAAAGAATTATCATTGTCAGGTGTACAAAGACCTATTACAGAAGATCAACTTGCTGGCGATTTCATAAATTGGTTTAAATTTGGCGATTTCTCAGGTTACCTAATAGAAAAACCAGCATAATGGCAGCTTCACAAACAACACAAGCAGAAACAGAAATGCGTATTGCAAGATGCGCAAGAATAATTGCCAACGGTGGTAGAAGGTCTGATTGTATTCAATACGCTGCAACAAATTGGGGGGTCACTAAGAGGACAGTTGATAATTATTTAAAAGAAGCAAGAACACAATTAAGAGCAGATTGGGATATAGAAAGACCACAGATGATTGCTGATTTACTTAGTCAGTGCAGTACTTTACAGATGGAAGCAAGACGTAATGGACAACTGAATATAGCTCTTGGTGCAATTAATACTGCCGCCAAGTTAGCTGATCTTTGCTCATGAGTATTCTTGAAACAGTTAAAAAAGGCCATGTATTATTTGGCGATGGCCTATTTGATATACCTTCTACAAAAGCAGTACAAGATAGAATTACATCTAATTTATTACCGCATCAAGAAAAATTTTGCGCAGATACAGAACATAGAAAATTAGCGTTGGTGTGTGGCTTTGGTGCTGGAAAGACATATGCACTTGTAAGTAAATCAATATTATTGGCATCTATGAATGTTGGTCATATATCAGCAATCTTTGAACCTACAGCACCTATGTTAAGAGACATATTGATGCGAACTATGAATGACTTGCTAGATGAATGGCAGATACCATATACATTTAGAGCTAGTCCATTGCCAGAATATCAACTGCAATTTAAAGAAGGTGTACACACTATTTTGTTAAGAACCATATTAACCTACCAAAGATTGCGTGGCCAAAACTTATGTGCTGTTGGTTTTGATGAAGCAGATACTGTTGCAAAACGGGATGCCGAACAAGCAATGAACATGGCACTTGCTAGACTGCGTTCAGGTAATGTTCAACAGTTTTACGCTACTACAACACCAGAGGGTCACTCATGGGCGTTTGATACCTTCGAAAAAAACGCCAAAGAAGATACTCGGTTGATAAAAGCTAAGACAGCAGATAACCCATATCTTCCAGAGGGTTTTATTGATTCATTACTTGAAAACTACCCACCACAACTTATACAGGCTTACCTAAACGGAAACTTCTGCAACTTAACCACAGGGCAAGTCTACGATAAGTTTGATCGCAAAATTCATGTTTTACAGAATAATCCATATGTTGATGATAATGAACCTTTACGAATTGGAATTGACTTTAACATTGGAAACATGAATGCAGTAATCGGTGTGGCAGTAGGAAATAAATTTATGGTTATAGATGAAATCGCAAAAAGCCACGACACCGACAGCATTGCAAAAGAAATTAAAGGGAGATACCCTTTCAATAAAATATATATCTATCCTGATGCGTCAGGTGGAAACAGAAGTACAAATGCTACAAAGACCGACATCCAAATTCTAGAAAGTTATGGTTTTGTAAATCAGTCTGCTTTGTCGAACCCACCGGTACGAGACAGGGTTAACTCAGTACAAGGTTTATTGTTAAATGGTAAAGGCGAAACAAGATTAATGATTTCAAAAAAAGCAAAAAAGTTGATTGAATGTTTAGAATTGCAAAGTTATAACGAAAGAGGAGAACCAGACAAAGATGCAGGGTACGATCATATGAATGATGCTCTGGGTTACATAACTTGGAGGTTGTTCAATCCCTTACATATGGGGGCTGGTCGCAAAACTGGTATTA